GTTTCCCAGTCACGATCCGATGGAGCCTGTAACCCAACCAGATCCGTTTACGGGTGAGCCTATGATGACGGGCGAGTTTGAACCTGCTGGTGGGTATTTAGTAGACGGCGGTTTTCCATATCACGCTATAAAGTTTGATCAGACAGAGCGTAGTTTTTACGGCGAGCCGCCGATGGCGTATGTCGAAGATACGCAGAGTCTGATCGTTGAGTCGGTATCACGCCGCGCAGATTTGCTTAAACGCTTTCAACGTATAGTACTTGCATCACGAAGAGAGCGTGAGGCTAACCAAGACATTGGCGATACATTAGAAACAGGACGCGATGGTGAAATTATTTGGGTAGAAGACCCTAACACCAGTATGCGCGAGATGAATTTTGGTAACCCGCCGCCCGATCAGTTGGGCATTGAGTCTGATGCGCGTAGTTACGAAGAGCAAAGTTTAAATGTAAGCCAACTGGCAATGGGTGGTGGCCCGAAAGTAACGGCTACACAGGCCAGCTTACAGGCATCGTTTAGCCAGATCAATCGTGAATGGATGCAGCAATCGGTAGCCAACGCCTATCGCTCTATTGTGCGTAACACGTTGCGTATGATGGCTGATCAACGCTACACGCCAGAGCAGTTTTTGGTAAACGTAGCGCGAGACACGGAAGATCCGGTTTACGAGGCAGTTACAGCAGACCTATTGCGCGTTAGATACAAGATTGAGATTAATGCAGGGTCGATGCAGCCACTGACCGAGCAGTTAGAGCGCCAAGATGCGCTACAACTGTTTAACTACACCATTGGTTTACCGGAAATTAACAGGATCGAAGCGATTAAGGGGCTGTTATCTACTTTTAGAGTCCAAGATCCCGAAAAATACCTTGGAAACCAAGAAGACGGCGATACCATCAAGGCCGCAAACCTTGAAAACGTGGCCTACTTGGTCAATGGCGGTGATCCGGGCGTTACGCCAAACGAAAATCACCAGTTACACATACAAATCCACAGCCAGATACAACAGTTGCCACAATTTCAGCAACTATTACCACAGCAACAGCAACAGGTGTTGCAGGTCGTGCAAAATCACGTTGGTCAGCACCAGCAATTCTTACAACAGATGGCACAGGGTCAAGCACCATCAGCCCCAGCTGGGTCAGATCGCTCTGAAAGCGAAGGCAGCATAATATCTTTAGTGCGTAGCCAAGCGCAAGAAGTCAGCCAACAGTTACAAAACGCACCGGGGCAAGGCTAACGTATGGTTTTTCACGATTATGAATGCAAAGAGTGCGGTCACAGACAAATAGATGTGCCGTCTGCTACCAGCGCACAGATACAGCGCATTATACCGTGCAACCAGTGTGATGGCACGGCGCGTATGATTTTTGTAACCAGCAACTTTATTCACAATTCCCATTCTGGGATGTATGGAAAGTTTCACGCTGGGTTTGGAGAAGTGGTTGAGTCGTATAGCCACAAACAAGAATTATTAAAAAAATATAACGTGACAGAAACCGCAGACCCTGTTGGTGGTTCGCGTTGTCACATAGGATCTGATATAACCAATGCTGCTCCGAGCAATACCGAACCTGCTGGATTTGGAACTACGCCCGAAGAAGCGGTCGCTGCTGCGGAAAAAGCATACAACGAGGAGAAGTAAGCAATGTCCGAAGCTGTTTTAGACTTGGACTCCGGCGCTGAAGACTCGTCACCCGATACTGGCTCATCCAGTGAGCAGCCAACCAACGAGGTTGAACTGTTTGCAGATGACACGCCAACATCGGCACGAGATAACGGTGATGGAAACTCTAATGGCGAAACATCGGATTTTGACCCGGAACAGCACGATTGGCTGAGAGGCGATACCGAAGCTGTTCCAGAACAATACCGAGGGTTAGTCCCTCTTGCAAAAAACTTACAGGCGCAATTTACGCGCACACAGCAAGATTTGGCCGAGCAACGGCGAGAGCTACAAGCCCAGCAGGGTGAGTGGGCAAACCGTGTGCAGCAAGTTGCTGTGCCACAGCAGCCGCAGATTGATCCTATACAGGAAATGCGGAATAATTTATCTGATGAAGATGCGCGGGGCATTGATGCTGTCGAGCAGATTATTCAGCATAGAGTTGGCACGCAGATGCAGCAGATGCAAAACCAAGTTGCACAGTTACAAAACCAGTTGTCCCATGCAAACCAATACGTCCAAGGCCAGCAAACGGCTTACATAGATTCGCAGGTTCAAGAGGCGCGTGGTGAGTATGGACAGGATTTAGACAATTACACCGATCAAATTGTAGCCACTGTTCGCATTAACAACCCGCAAACAGGGCAACCTTATACAGTTAGAGAGGCGTATGAGTTACATGCTGGTATAACTGCACAAAAAGCTGCTGAGTTACGGCAAAACGATAGCCAAGCTCGTAAATCCAGCAAACGTGCTGTGCGTTCATCGTCTGGAGTAGATGCAAGTGAGGAAACTGGCCCAATGTCCGATAACGAAGTGTTGTCGGGATTAGCCAATTTAGGATTCGATTAGAGGATAATTAACAATGTCAGCGACGACTACGACAGAAACTTGGGATGCCGCTTGGACGCTAACTATGCGAGCCAAGCGTAAGGAGCTTACGGATAACTTTTTTCAAGCCTATCCCACGCTTGAAATGTTCCGCTCTGATGGCGCTTTGATTACTGAAAATGGCGGCAAAGAAATTCAGTGCGACCTTATGTATGCTGGTAACAGCGCACAGTATTTTAGCGGTTACGACGTTCTTAATACGGACGCCGTAGACGGTATTACGGCAGCGTTTTACCCGTTTCGTTATGCAGCAGTGCCTATTACAATTAATTACACCGAAGAGATGGAAAATCGCAAGAGTGATGCGGCTATGAAGTTGCTTGAAGCAAAGACTCGTCAGTCTATGCTTACGCTCCGCGACCAGATCAACGCTTCGTTGTATAGCGCCCAGACGGGCAAAGCACCGTTGGGATTCCAAGATATTATTGCTGATGATCCTACCAGTAGCCCGACTACGTTGGGTGGTATTACGATCAGCGGTAACTCTTGGTGGCAGAATAAGACCAACAATGCCACATCGGATACTTCGTTCAAGACCATTACTGGAACGAATTTCTATCAAGGTATGCTCCGCATGGCATCGCTTTGGAATGATGTTTCCGAGGGCAACGAGCAGCCTACGCACATTTTTACCACAAACGATATTTACGCTTCGTTTGAGGAAATTTTTGAAGGCACGGGTTACCAGCGTTTGAGTGGCAACGATGCTCCGGGCGTTGATGGTCGCTTGCCTTCTTTCCGGGGCATCCCGGTGCAGTATGACCGCGATTGCGCTTCGGGTAAGATGTATTTTCTTAATACCAATTATCTTAAAATGCACATGCAAGCCGGAATGAATTTTGCCAAAACTCCGTTCAAGGAGCCAAGCAATCAGATGGCGAAAGTTGGTTTTATCGTCGTTGGTCTTCAGATCACGACAAACAATCGTCGTCGTCAAGGCGTCATTCACAACATTACGGCTTAGGGAGGGTTAGACAATGGCAATTTTACACGCCTCTCCAACGACCACCTCCGCTACGGATGATCATGGCGTTGGCAACATTTTTGATAGCCCAGATGGTAAGAAGTACAAATGGGTCAAGATTGCAGATGCAGTTGATCTGCTTACGGGATACGTTCTTACCCCCGCAAGCACGGACGGCACTGAGTTTACGCCCGATGTGTCTGGCGGCTCCCAGAAGGCACTTCGCGGTGTCGGCATAGCACTGGGTGCAGTAGATGTATCTGAAACGCCTTATTGCTTTATGCAGATTGCTGGCGTAGCTACGGTCTTTACAGACGGTAGCGTTGCAGCTGGCGAAGCTGTTGTAGCTGACAGCGGTGCTGATGGCCGTGCAGATACTATGGCTGACGGTGAAGAAGAGCAGGTTTTTGGATTTGCATTAGCTGATGACTCCGGTTCGCCGACTACGGCTCCGGTGTATTTGCTGGGCAACTTCTAAAATTAAATAAATGGTGGTGAAGCAGTTTGGTTGTAGTGAGCAAAAGGCTGCTCTCACAGCTATCCGTGGAGACTGCTTCACCACGTTATCTTACAAGGAATAAACAATGGCAAAACGTATGCAGCAGCATACCCTGTCAGCAGAAGTAGCAGAAGCAACGGAAGCGGCACAAACGGCTAAACCTGCGCCAAAAGAAGACGCAGCCAGCGTTACGCCAGAGCAAGTTGCCCAGTTAATTTTAAAGGGCAGCAACGAAACGAAAGAAGCTATTCGCAAGGCGCTCGATCTGGATAAAACGCACACCCGTCAGCGCCGATCCAAAGTCACCAACAGCCAAGTGCGAAATCATGTTAGGGCTGTAGGTGAGGTAACCCATATACCGGGTTTTGTACCTTCACCCCCTGCGCGGGTTTCAGATCGCGGCCCCGAAGCCGTTGAAATTTGGACTAATCGCTGGTTAGATGACAATGGCGATAACTTGTCTGAATACGATCTTGACCAGATTGCAGAGGGTGCTGAGATGTAACCAGTGACTGAATCATTAGGTCAAGTAAACGCCGCTGCGTTCTTTGGTGACGCTGCACTTTTTGGAGTGTTGCAAGCCGATACAGTTACATTTGGCGCATCATTTACCGTTCCATCATTAACAACGACAGAACGAGATGCGTTGACGGCAGCTAACGGGATGTTGATCTATAACAGTACGCTGAATAAATTTCAAGGTTACGAAAACGGCTCATGGGTTGACATGAGGGCTGCCGTTTTAGGATGACAAACATTGAGATTTTGCAGATAGCATTACGGCGCGTTGGGTTAAACACAAATAGCTCGACGTTTAAAAATAGTGCGCGTGACTATCTAAATCTTGTCGGCAAAGATATACAAAGCCGAGAACAATGGAATTGGCTTTTTAAATCAGCTACATTTAATACGGTTGCAGACACGCAGACTTATTCATTAGAAACTGATGTGTTGACGCCACTTTCGTTTCGCAATGTAACTGAGAATCATGTAATTGTCATACAAAGCACCCAAGATATTGACGCTGCTGATCCCGACTCCAGCATTGATGGTGACCCTCGCTTTGTAGCTATTAACGGCATAGACACCAATGGTGCGATACAAGTATCATTATACCCCACGCCAGATGGTGTAGACACTATTGGCTACCGTTACTATCGCCAAATACCAGAGTTTGTTGAGTTAGAAGACAACAACTCGATTAATCAGTATTACCCCCCAGTTATACAGCCAGCACTGATCTACGGCATTACGTCACTTTTTAAACAAGAAAAAGGTGATGACCAAGGCGCTGGTGTAGATCGAAATGAAATGGAGCGTATAGTAGCTATCGCCTCCAGACAGAATCTTAGCGTCCAAGGTAACCGTAAATTTCGTATGCGCCGCTCGGACGACGACTCATCTTCACAGTTTAGTTTTTATCCGACAGAGGGGTCATTAAGCTAATGCCAATAGCTGCTGAATCTTTACGCCTTGGCCCTTGGAGAGATGGGGTAAACTACAGTGTTCCAGCCGAGGATTTATCTCCGTCTGGCATCCATGATATGCAAAATTGCACTGTGGGGTTAGCGGGTGAGGTATCTAAGCGCAAAGGATTTGTGAAATTCAACAGCAGTGCAATGAACAGCGGTGCTACGGTTACAGCATTGGGTCAAGTTACACTGGCTGGCGCAGAAAAGGTGTTTGCTTTTTGCGGTAACAAATTCTTTGATGTTACAGGTGGGTCTGCTACAGATCGAACAGGCAGCACAACGATTACGGCTGGCAACGACTATACATGGCAATGGGTGTTGGCTGGCGATACATTGGTCGCAGTAAACGGCCAAGACACCGATGCTATTAAATGGACGGGTGGTAGTAACAACGCAGCTGCATTAGATGATGATTCGCGGTTTACCAAGCCGAACCATATAGCATTTTGGGAAAATCGCCTTTGGGTAGGTAACACCAACACCGTGCCAGATCGGGTATGGCGCTCAGACGCAGGTGATATAGAAACGTGGGGTGCGCTCAACTACCACGCCTTTGGTTACGATGTAACTGGGCTTTCGCCCTTCCAAAGCACATTGTCAGTGCATACCGAGCAGGGCATACACACCCTCACGCCTACGGGTAACTCTACTATACCGTTTAGCCAGCAGCAACGCACACAGCGCGGAACGATTGCTGGCCGAACGATTGTAACTATACCCGGTGAGCGTCAGTTGTTTGTCAGAGAAGATGGCATCTACCAGTGGACAGGTGGCCCTGCTGTTGAAAAGATCAGCTTTGCGCTGGACGATGGATATTGGCCCAACCTCAACAGTGCGCGATTGCCGTATTCGTTCGCACTGTTTTACCCAGCCGAAGAGCAGGTGTGGTTTTTTCTGCCCTTTGGCGCATC